CTATGAACTGAGAACGTTGAACTTGTAGAACAGCGTCCTCGGTTGTATATTTAGTCGGATAGTTACTACTACCTTCGTAAATATTTGAAGGCTCCCCTTCAAATTCTAATCCATCGAATCCAATTAGATTGATGTTTTTAACACCTAGTGTCATTGCATATCCTAATGCAGACATTCCAGTCATTAAGTTTTTTAAATTCGGTTCGTTGTATGTTGTAATCAAATGTGGATTCTTTAATCCAAGAAAATCTGTTCTACTATCATTTCCCTGTATGATAAAATGTGAATCATCTTCCTTTACACTAACTACAGGGTTATTAAAGTCGGGAACAAACATTTCTAACAGTTCCATAGGTAACGGGTCAATGTCTGCGAATGCAACTTTATTACTCGCATAGTATCCCGATTCAACTATCTCTTTTTGTACAGGCATATCAACTGCAAATACTAAATCACATTTATCTGTATCTCTGTAGATTGCATTACAACCCCAAACTGGGTGTTCAGTATCAAATTCAAAATCCAATCTACTTGGCCCGTTTCCTAATATGGTTACTTCTTCTAACATAAATCTATCAATGTGGTTCTAAACTTTTGGTAATCATAAGTTAAGAATGTTTTATACTTCTTCACTAGTCTATGTACTTCGGGATACACTAACTGTTCTGATATTAAGTGTTTCCATTCCGTATCGCACATATCAATAATGTCGTCCATAATACAAAGTGTCTCTAGTGAAATCTTTTTTGCAAGATATTGTTTAAGTAGAATGGGGTGTTGTCCATTCTGAACATTAAGAACTTTATTAATATGTTTCTTTCTCAATAGGTCTGACACTTCTGTTTTAAACATATAAGATAACTTCTGATTTCTTTTCTTCCATTCCTTATATCTTTTATCACATTCTTCATCTAACAAATCACCTGCCCAATAATCTTTATATGAAAGATTCGCAACGTAAAAATCCTGCAGGTCTTGTTTATAAGTTTTAAATAACTTACCAAAATGATACTTGTCTTTTCTTTTTAGAAATGAGTTTATATCTGATTTAACTTTACCGTTGTATTTTACAAAGTCATATGAGTCGGAATGGAAGTGCAACTTTATCCCAAGATAAAGTGTATATGCATCATATCCATCTCGACTGGTCATTACGACTTAACTAAAGTTAAACCACTTGTTGCTTCTAAATGTGCATCTGCGACCTTCTGATTTGAAGGAACAACAAACACTACCTGTTGGAATGTTGCAGTTTTAGGATTCTCTTCCCCAGTTGCGGCCAATCCTTTTGCAAATCCCATTGAACCGTCTTGAGGGTTCGATAGAATCATTCTTGGATTCTCCAACTCAACCATTGCATCTTCCATAGAGACCAGTTTACCAACATACTCTCCACTGATTGTAACGACTGTTACTATATCACCTTTTTCCATAATATACTCCTATTCTTCGAAAAAACTTGTTAACTTTGCTCTACCCACCTTTCCACGATTAACCATATTGAGACCTTGTGCCTCTGCTTCTAGTTTCTCTTTTAGTGGTATTGAAATAAATCTTTTTGCAGATTCGGGTTCTAGATTATTTTTTTCACATACTGAAATAATCGCATCCATAACATCTGTCTTTGACCTAAGTAGAAGTTGTTCTACTTGTTCTGTAAATTCCTTTTTACTAATCATATTATACTCCGTATACGTTTCGATATTGTTGTCTAAGACCATAAAGTTTATCGACATATTCTCTAGGGTCTGCACCAAACACTTGACAGAAACCACCGTCAACAGCAACTACTGCTATGATTTGGTCTATAACTTCACCTGTAAGTTCTTCAACCATAATTGCATATGCAGTCATTTGATGAAACCAACCCTCTGCCATATATTCTTCTTTTGGTTTTGAACTGGTTTTAAAATCTATAATACAAAGTTCATCGTCCCACATTCCAACACAATCTACTTGTCCTGCCATTTCTAATGAATCACTATACATACCTGCTTCCAAAGCGATAGGTACAATACTATCCAGTACAGGTTGAACTGCTTCAAACATTGAGGATTCCATTATGTTATTAAAAAACACTGGTTCTTCTGCACGAAGATATTGTTCAAATATATTGTGCATTCTAGTTCCTCTTGTAGTTGCTTGTTTTGTAATTTTGTTTGCAGTTTCCTCTCCAACTCTTTCTCTCCATAATTTAATATGGTCTCTAGAAAGTAAACCTGTAACAGTTGTTACACTTGGATACTTTTTACCTTCGGGTGTTTGATAATATCTTTTACCATTCTCTTGCACACGACTCATAGTTTCCTGCAGTTGTTCCAAATCATTAATCGCAATTAAATTTTCCATTACTTCTTTCCTTTGGACTGTATGTCCATATGTTTTTTAATCACGTCAATACTTTTCTGTTTTTTAATATCAACACCATTATATCTTTTGTCAACTGTTGAGCCTGGATATGCTTTACCCACGTTCGATAATACTTCTTTAAAACCTGCATCTGTTTTAACACGGTCTCCTACACCACCAACAAAGTTTGGTGCAGAAACTTGTTGTTTAAGGTGGGGATTGTTTAGTTTGAAATCGTCAAGGTCTCGCCATGACATTGTGTATTCAACGAGTTCACCAGTTTCTTCATTATAAAAATCGTATCTAGGCATATGCTTCCATAAAATTAGGGACTGGTCTATTAGTCCATTTCGCAAAGTCTTTCTTGTATATTGCATAGTATTTATGGTATGCATTTATACTATCTCCTCGAACTTTGACATCATTAGGCATACACTGAGGTGGTTCATGCCATTCACCTAGTGTAATATTGTTCGGTAAATTGTCCAACAAGTGTCTGAGTTTTTTATCAGTCAAATGAACTTTACCATATCGATAGGTATACTCATCACATAGTGCAACAAACATATCATATGCATATTGGTATTGAATCGCATTCTCACGAACCCATTGAGTAGAAGGGTGATTGACATGAGAAGCTTTATATAAAGTAGTTTGCATTTCTAATGTGTGTAAATCTTTATCTCCATCTAAATGCCATCTTTGTATCCTGCGACCATTTTGCATAACAGTAATTTGGTCTCCATCCAATATCCTATGTGCAGTTGATAACATTTGTGCATACTCGATAATCATCTTAACAACGTGTTTATCGCAATGCATTTCTGCAGATATTACAGGGTCATTATGTAGGTAAAATAAATTCAAGTTCTTGCTCCCAGTTTTTCTTATTAGTTTCATAACATGGACTATTCATTTGACATATAATAAGTCTACCACCATCCATGTCTAATCTGATACTATCGGTTTTAAATGTTCCACCGTTAACATCATGTACGACTGCTTCTATTGTACCATTAGTGTCCTCTTTATGCAAGTGGTTAAATAGTTCTACTAATTCTTCTTTTCTCATTTGTAAAAAATATGTTCGTTAATAACTACAGTCTCATTCAATGAATCTGACCAATATGGATTGACATATACACTATGGTAGTGTGTTGCACCCTCAGTAATGTCTCCGTAGAAACCGTCTACGACATCACGAGCAACCTCTAAAGAAACTAACCATGTCTTTGTGTCCAAAGGGTCATCTGATTTACCATCGCAGAACCAACTGAACTGACATTTGTTTCTGATAGGCATTAGATTACCTTTCCAATTCTCTTTCCATTTTGCCTGATAAACTACACCACAAATATCCATAGGATATGAAGAGTGTTCTAGTCTATTCAATACAACTTGTGCAACTGCAATCTTACCTGCAAGAGGTTGATTACCTGCCTCAAAATAAATGTTTTGTGCGAGACAATACTCGTCTCCGTTTTCATCTGATGCCTGAGTTGGTGAAGCCCAAATACCAATACAAAATCCTAATACAAAAATACCTAGATACTTTAAATAATTACTAATGTTTTTATCTGACATATTACTTACCTTGTTTGTAATCGCACCATGCATTGAAAATTGCTTGTGCTTGTTGTTTGTTAAATCCAAAATTATCTTGTAACCAACGAGGAGCTCCAAACATATTCATAACACCACTTCGTTGTAGTGCATCAAGTTCGGGGAACCACTCTGCAGGTTCAAAAGGAATTTGGTTCTGATTCATATTCTCAAACATATCAATATCCACTAGTATGACAAGCGTATTCTGTAGAACAATCTATAGTCCCACAAATACATTCACCTTCTTTTAATTCAACCACTTCGGGTGCAAACTCACTTGGGTGTTTGACACCGTACTTTTCTATATTGTAAACTTCTTGAGGTGTAAGTTTTCCACCACTTGTCTCAGACAAGATTTCATAATGTGTTGTCATAGTAATCCCTCATCACATTGTGATTGGTGTTCCTCTCCAAACTCCAATTCTAGTTGGTGTTCGAATTCTTTTCCCAATTCACTTATTTCTTTTAAGACCTTTTCCACGTCCTCATCAGTTTGATGTCCAATAACATCATTAGTGATTGGTGTGTGATAAGTTATATTACCTTCGGAATCAAGCACTGCAATCTCCCAAAGATTCTTTTCAAACTCATCGTAAGGCCCACCGTAAGAACCATCATGACACACTACACTTGCACCATAACCGTTCTCAAATTTATAAACTTTCTGAACTCCGTTTAACATATTGTTTAGTTCAACTTGCATATTCGTATTCCTCTAAGTCGCATTCTAACATTTCTTTCTCGTTACTAATATCCCTTTTCTTATCTTCAAAGGGTTCAACTAGGTCAAAGATTGCAGATTCGAGTTTGTTCACATACTTGCGAACTTCGTCAATCTTCCAATCTAATTCTTTTTCGTCAATACCGTTTTCTTCGGCAACTCCCATGACTTTAAGATAAATATCACTAGGAGTATCCATATATTTAATACCCTTAGTAATGTAGTTAACCTTGTCAATTACACAAGACATATCGAACTCTTTATCGTCCAACTTATCGATTTTTGTTTTTACTTCTTTAACATTCATTATGCAGCCTCCTTCGCCTCAATCCAATCTCTTACCTCTTTCTCAGTAGAGAAAAGAGAATCGTCTTTCATAGTGTAAGTTGGTAGATACTTGGTTACCTTACCAGTCTTATCATGATACCATACTTTTTGAATTGACTTCAAGTTGTGGTTCATGTGTCCACCATACTCACCTTCATTGTTTACAAACTTACTAGTAGTAAAACCAGTATCAGTAATCTCAATGTAAGTTGGGGACTCCCACTCTGTTAGGTTGAGTTCCAATTCCTCAGTAGTGTCAAAAAGTTCTGTATCAATAACATACTCTTCTGAACCCTCATTAGAATAAGTAGTAATAGGTTCTACCATTTTGATGATTTCATCAAAAGTAGGGCCCTCTGTATCATAGAGATTTACATTTTCTATGATATATTGAGAACCACCCTTGAACTTCCAATATGGTTCATCAACACCATGTTCATAATCCTCATTGTGAGCTGCATAGTTCTCACGATATTGAGTTGTAATTAAAACTGAAACTTTTGACTCGTTTTCTTTTCCATATTTACTTAACATATTTTTTTCTCTCTTTTTATAAATGAATTCCTATGATGTTATTATACTAAAATATGTACCTATGAGTCAAACTAT